CTTTTCGGTTTCTTTTGTATATTCCTTTCGCATCCATTCTGCTAACAATTTATCGGTGTTAACCTCCATTGCTGCTTTCTTAGATGTACCATACATAACTTTTAGGAACTCTTGAATCGTTTCATGTATTGCCGTTCCGAAAATTGTATATATGTTTGCTGAAGATTCTCCTAATCTATCTATGTATCTCAACTTATATTGTTGAGGACATGATGAATAGGTTGAATATTGTGAAAAACTAACTCTTGCCATAAATATCTTTGTTTGTTACACAAATATACGAAAAAAAAGTGAAACTACCAAATGTAATTTCACTTTTCTTCAATTTGTTATATTTTATATGTGTTATGATAAATCAACAGTGAGTAGTTTCATATCACCACCCCATTGTCCATCAGTTGTTCCCTCTTCTATGTATATGTTAGCAACATTACCAGTAAAGGTTACTTTAGTTGTAAATGGTAATTCAGCAGATAATACCGGTCCCATAGTCATCTTAGCTACTTCTAAGTCAGTTGTTTTCATCATTATAGAAACTAATTCTTTTACTTTATCAGTATTTGTCATAATCTATACTTTTATCTTTAACTTCTTAATAATTTTAGTTTCAGTACCATAATCTTCAGATAACTGAATGATACGTTCCTTACCACTTTTGGAGTTATATAAAATCTTTAGGTAACTCTCAGCTTCCAACTTAGATACCTCATAATGATTTGCTACTAATTCAACCAACCACTTCTCATACTTATCAGCTCCCTTTGGTTTCATATACTTCATAAAGTGTCTACCCTTTGGAAGTAAATCAATTAATGCTAAATACATTGCCTTTGGTGGTACTTCTTGAAGATATGGTTGAACAGCTGCTATTGTTTCTACCCACTCATATTTCATAGATAGGAATCGTAATACCATAAAGTTGGAAAACGTTTTCTTATCAGCATCTTCCAACTTATCCCAATACTTTGGGTCCTGTGTGTTGGTAATCATTTTTATGTGGTCGAACAGTCCTATTGCCATTACTTACCTTCCGATTTGTTCAAATCCATTTGGATTAATGCTTTCAATTGCTCCGGCATTAATTCCTCACATATCTCACCACAATTAGCACATAACATAACATCTATTGGAACTACTACATCCTGCGGAGTACCAGTTATCAATTTTGAAATCTTACGAAACTTACCAGCGGTTACGAATACATCATCTCCACAATGTGCACAAACGATTGGTTTGGATTTACCTAAGTCTATTTTAGGTTGCCCTTGTCCAGTCTCAACTTGTTGTGATTGTGTTGGCTTTTGTGGTTTCCCACCATTCATTCCTATTACTTTTGTTGCCATCTTAAATTAAATTTAATATTTCGATTAATGTTGCTGCCATTGGGATTTCCTTATCAATAGCGTTAAAGTGTCTACTCTGTCCTTCAGATAGTGCAATGATTACATTTGCCGTATTTGATGGTGCGAACTCATCTACCTTCTCATAAAGTAAAGTAAATAGTTCTGAGAAATCAGTTACTCTACTATCAATGATTGTTTGCCTCATATTAGTATATTTGTTTCTCTTATCATCTTTAGATTTAAGAATATCCAACACTTTGATTTTGTAATCATTTTCTAATAAGTTCTGAGTATCTACTTGTAACTTACCTTTGTTTGAGTTCAATTGACAGGTATTGATAATCTTACGAATATCAGGGTAACCTGCATCAATAATTGGAACTAAATCCTTTGGTTCAAATTCAACACCTTCCGCTCCCAAAATCTTTGAGATTTGAATTGCAACATCTTTCTTAGTTGGAGGTACAATTTGAAAAGATTGACAACGAGATTGAATCGGGTCAATTACCTTCTCAACATAATTACACGTTAGAATAAATCTACAATGTTGTGAGAATGTTTCCATTAAGTTACGAAGAATAGCTTGTGCATTTGGTGACATATAATCAAACTCATCCAAAATTACTATCTTCCACTTTTTGAATCCCATAGAGGATGCAAAGTTTTTTACCTTATTACGTACAGTATCTACGTTGTTTTCATCAGATGCGTTAATCACCATATAATCACAATCAACTGATTTTACTATCAGTTTAGCCAATGTTGTTTTACCAGTACCAGCTCTACCATGTAATAATAAGTGAGGAACATCACCTGTTTCTAAGTAACCTTCTATTTTAGATTTTAAGTGTGCATTACCTACGTAATCAACTAACTTTGTCGGCCTGTACGATTCCACCCAAAGTGAGTTATCTACCTTTTCTTCTTCGTTTTGTTCAAAAAATGCCATTTATATATTTTTATTTTGTTTTATTATCTACCTACTTCACTTAATCGTTGAGCTTTAAACTCTTCCCACGTTGTACCTATCCCATCTAAATAAAATAAGTGTTCCGTTTTTAATTTACCAGCATCATGCAACTTAGAATATCTCTTTGTAGCTTGTCGTTTCCACCACTTATTAATATTCTCTTGCCCTTCTACGAACTTCTTTTTCATTACTAATTCAGATTCTTCTATTTCTGAACGTAAGAACTCAGGTCCGTTTTCGTACATCATTGCTAAATACACACCACGTTTAAAACCATGATGATATGCCGATTGCTTGATACCACATTCTTTGAATATCTGCCCAAGAATCTTTTGTTTGATACCACTTACAGGTCCACTAGCTCCCTTACCAGTTCCCATACTCTTACCATTACGAATTCTTTCGTTAGTAATAGCTTTCTCATACCATTCTGCTCTATTCTGCTTTATCCATTGGTGCCAAGGTTCATAGAACTCATCATCTGGTTTTAAAGAAATCTTCCCAGCGGATTCCCCCAACGTTTTAAAGTGAGGGATTCCGTTATACTGAGAATGAATTCCGTAAAGAGAAGTTGTTCCTACTGCTATCAATGTTTGCCCATACTTTCTTTTCCAAAATTCCCTAACTTCGGGAACAGTGGTCATCATAGCGGTTAGTTTACCACCTAAGAAATTGTAACCTAAAGGCTGGGTACAAACAATAGTGGAAGCGATAGTAGTGTAGTTTAACTTACCATTTACGAATTTATCTTCTTTTTTCCATCCGATGTAATTATCTCTAACACCCATTGAAGTAACATCTGATGCCAATGATACCAATCCTAACAATTTACCACTAGTCCTATCTTTAATAAAGATTTTTACATTACGACCAGGGTTAGCTGTCCAACTCATAGTATGAATCATCCTACGTAAGTAGGTCCATTTCGTACCTGCTGCAGCATCATCCTCAACTATTTCAATATAAGGGTCTAACTCATCTATTTCTTTGATAGTTTGTTCCTTATTATTGATATCAGTTGGTTTCCATTGTGTATCATAAAGAGTTGAGATATGTGGCTTGTCCCTAATCATAGAGTCCTCCTGCAAAGCAACCCACTTTTTATATAAAGTTTGCTCTTCAACAGTCATTGTCATTAAGTAATCCATATTTTCAATAAGTTTTCTTTTCTCATCTTCAAATATAAATTCAGGCTTTGCATCTTCTACATCCCAAAAGCTCATATGTTTCTTTTTTTAGTGTTAATAAATTTTACTATTTAATTTCCACGAGATAGTAATTCGATACATAATCTCCTTCGGTGAATGCCACTTTAGCCAATCCAGATGAAGAAATCTCCAATGATGAAGTTGATGAACCTTTGTTAGATAACAAAATAGCTTTCAAATACTTAGCTGAAAATGCAATTGGTTTAACATCACCTTCACATTTACAATCAACAGTGATTGAGATTCGGTTTGAGTTAATTGAAGAATATCCTAAGATGATTTCTCCTTTACCATCTTTACAAGTGAATGTAAATGTATCAGCATCTGCTAATGCTCCTTTAGATTTGATGAATTTATTTACAAACTCATTATCTAATGTAATATCTACGTTGAAAGGAGGTAGAGCTTTTAAATCAGGTACCGCTGGGATAACTGAAGGTGCTGCTAACATATACTGCATCTTAGTTCCTTTATCTGAGAACTTCAAAGCACCAGTAACTTCTTCTACTTTAATATTGTTATCCAATACACTCATTAATCCTTTTAATTGAGATGTAGTGTAGATACCAAATTCTCCATTTGGGAATTCTGATTCAGTTACTGTAACATCTCCTAAAAGAGTCTTGTCATCAGATATCATTCGAACTGATAATGTATTATCATCCGATTTAATCATTACCGATTCTACCTCACCACCAAGGTTGTAGCGGTTTACAAAACCATCTAATTTTAATTTTTCCATAATTGTCCTTTTAATATTTATTTTATTGTTTTACAAATATACGAAATTTAATTGATATAACCTAATTAAATTTACATTTTATTTCTACGTTGTGTAGTAGTGTAGAATTCTACTTTCTTATTATACTAATATACGATTTATTATTCAACTATCCTAATTAAAATGCGAAAAACTGCTCAGCTGTTTTTGTTGAACTTAATACTGCTCCCCATCCTAATGCCCCATAGAAATCTTCTAACTTCTTTAATAGTTCTCTTTCGAAAATCTTATCATAATCAATGTAAGTTCTAATTAACTCCATTATTTCTTTAGGGTCATCATAACCATTGAAACCAACCGCCTGTAACCCAAACGGATTTTGTTTTAGATATACCCACTTAATCTTATCACCATCTTTCAAAGGTGCGAAGGTTTTATCCAACTTCCAATGTTTTAATAGTTGATTGTAAGCGATTGATGCTTTTACGTGTGCTGGACAACCTGATGGGAATCGGAACATTGCCGTTTGCCCTCTCTTCTTTGGCATGTATTTAGATAGATTCTTAACACCACCGGCTTTAGCAATCTTAACTACATCCATATTTACCAAATCTGCTTTGAAATTGTAAATCTTATCAGTAAGTTGTGTTTCAGTATCACCTCTTAGGATTTCAATAATAACTTCACCCATAAACTTTCTAAATGCGGCTGGATATGATGAACGTACAACATCCAATCCCTTTACATCTAACTTATCAACAGCTACACCATTATCCGATATAATCCATTGTGCGTATCTCTTCTTAGCAATCCAAATACCAGCTTTTGATACGTATTCCTTTTTAATCTCAAACCTGTGTTTGGTTTTATCTACATTAAATACCTTTTCAGATAATATATCGTAGAATTGATTTAAGTAATCCTGCATCTCAGTTGCGATATCATTTACATAACCTGCAATTACATCCTGCTCCTCATCAGCCCACTTTGGTAATCGATGGTCTAATAGTGGTACAGAGCTAAA